CATCCATTTCAACTAATTTATTTAAATTATTTGAAGTCTCAAGTAAAACAGGATAAAAATTCTTGTTTACGATAGGAATGATCGGTGACGCAAATAAACTTTCGAGAGTGGTTTCTTTATTCATCTCATCATCATTTATAAAAAGAATACCTTTTTTCTTAGTAGAAAGACCGATAGTCAAGTTTTCAGAGATTCTGAAATTGATTCTGTCATCGTCAATGCTTGCAAAACGCATACCAACTTCAAGATTTCTTAGGGTTCTTAATTTCTCCTGATCCTTTACATGATTTTCCAAAAGGGTTTTCTCAATATTATTCTCTGTTAAAATAAACCATGAATCTCTTACTAAACAGCAATAACCATCCTCAACTTGTTCAACTATTGTATAAACAGATTCAGACTTACCACCAGATAGTAAGTTAGTTTTCTTTTCTGGTGATTTGATAAGGTTATGTACAAATAATTTAATTTCAGGTACCCAATCATAAACCGCTAATTCATTAAGAATTTTTGACATTCTATCTTGATCTGACTCCAAATTAATAGTCTGTAAAAGGACATTAATTGGTTGTCTGTAAATTTGACCTTGGTTCTTACTGTCCAAGATGTTATATAAATGCTTCAATTCGTAAAGTAGTTGATATTCCTTTAAATCATCGTTTAATGACTCGAGTAAAAATCTTACAGACTTATCGAATGTATATGTTTTCAAGGATTCATTTAATGAATAAATTACCTCTTTTTCTGAGGAAGAGTTTAAAGCATTGATGTGGCCTTCTACTATAGCGGAAACCTGAATATCTTCAACAGATAGGTTTTTTCTGAAGTTAAAAAGCTCTAATTTGAGATTCTTCATAATAATGGTTATTATTTTTTTATTTCTTTGTATATATATTCACTTTTAAAATTATATTTTTTCAATTTTATTTATTATTGAAAAACTTTCCTGGATACTTGGTCACATTCAAATTCTGATTCTGTCCTCTCGGCACACCTATGCCCATTCTGGTCATAGATTTCGTTCCTTTATTATCGTAATACCACCTACTCCTTTTTGGATTAATTATAGTGTCTTCAAATACACCACCAGATTTACCAAAATCTTGACTGTTTGAATTAGGATCTGGTTGAAATTCTGAAACATCCAAAGGTTCGCCATTTACCACCTTTTCATATTTTTCACCTCCATTCGGATCTATTCCTATCGTGATTCTTAATCCATTTCTATTATTGTATACGTCAATGAGACTACCAGGCTTACCACCATTTGACATAGTAGTATTTACTTTCTTTTTATCAAATCTATACCAAACTTCAATTGTCTCAGGAATGGTCGGAGTTGGTGATAACTTATTTTGTATAAAAGTTCCAGTTTCATAATCAACAAACCAATCTCTTGGGTCAGTTTTTAGTATGACCGTGTCACTTACATCTCTAGGTATTGCTGTGTATCTAATGTCATAATTTTCAGAAATTAAATTGGTCAATCTACTTGTGGGTTGGATGTCTTCTAAGGAGCCAATGCCGTAAACATAATTGTCTTGAGTCAGTGGATCAGTCCCATTTGGTGGAAGATACGGCCAAAAAAATTGATATTCATTGTTAGTACCACTGACCGGACCTGAAACTATTGCCTTAACCTTCACAGCGACACCTTGATTAGATGAAATTGAAGGATTATTGGATACATTCCTAGGATATGACATTACCTCCCCAGTAAACTGAGCACTGAAAAGTTTATTTTCTACAAGTTCAAAAATATCATCATAATCCGAATCAATTTCAACTTTCAAGAAATAAATACCATTCTTAAAATCAATAGACATCAAATTTCCCAACTGAATACTACCTAATCCGATTTCATATTCAATCTCACTATTACCATCGGTATTTATATTCTTGATTTCCTCATAGAGAACCTCTCCAACTTCATTATTCTGTAAAAAAGAAAATCTAAAATTAAAAGATTGATTTCCGACTGGATCTCCATTTACGTCTTTTACATATTTTTTATATCTTAAACTCGGATGTGTATAAAAATTTTCTGGCACAGATTCTTGTACTGTACCAAAATCTTCCAAATTAAAATCAAATTTAGTACCAGATCCAATCATCAAATAAGCCATTCCATCTGATGAAGTGACCACATTGTGAAATTCTGTGAAAATAATATTTTCTATATTTCCTCTAGAAATTTGAACCTTTACTGAAATTAATTTATTATAATATGTTGTTTGAATTGGATATGAGATACTTGATGGTAAAGTGGGTCTCCTATAGGCTGGATAGTAGGTTTGAACATCAAAACTCAGAGTGAGTTTAATCTGATTATCAGAGGTCATATTTTTCTCACGTTGTATCTGTATTTGGTTTGTATCAGGTATCAACATGACAGCGTCAATATTCATGAAGTTATGTTCAAAATACATGAATCTATAAAGCCAAATGGTATCCATTATAGCTTGGCTACATTTGAAAGTATCAATTTCACTTGTTAGAAGTATGGTCATTTCATACTTAGCAGTAATTGGAATGGCTCTTATTTTAGTCAAAACCCTTCTTACCTCATCGTCATGCTCCAAAACCATTTTTAACCAAACATTAGGGTTCGCAAACTCATCAGATCTTATATCATATCCAGTTAGTGTAATATGAGCTCTTGGGATTATATCTGTATTTAGGTCAACTAATCTGTTATCCGATACTACATCGTCAGAGAAGGAATCCAAAAGGAACCTCTCATCACCAGTTAGTGAGTAATAAAAGGGCACGTTAACGATTCTATCACCAGAACTAAATCTGTTTGTCCATTTGATTTCACCCTCAAGTGTATCCAATACACAAACCGTTAGATCTCTAAAAAATGAATCCTCAAAATTAAATTTTTGACCTATCATATTCTTTTTATTTAAAATATATATAATTTTTTTATTTTTACAGAGACAAAAAACTTAGAACTTTATCAAATTATAACCACTATGAAAAATTTATTGATCACTGAAAGGTGGAGACCAAAAAAATTTGAAGATATAATACTTCTCCCAAGGGTGAAGAAAATATTTGAAAATGGATTGGATACTAATATCCTTTTATACGGTAACTTCGGTACTGGTAAAACTACCCTTGCTAGAATCTTAATAGGTAAACATGATAAATCACATCCATTCATAGAAATAAATAGTTCATTTCATACATCAATTGATACTCTAAGAAATAAAGTTGATGAATTTTGCTCAAAGGTTTATATGGGGATTGATTTGGAAACTGACATAGATAAGGACTCCATAAAATATGTTTTTCTTGATGAATTTGATAGAACTTCTTTACAATATCAAGACGCATTAAAAGCGTACATAGAGGAATATTCATCAAAAAATGTCAGATTTATTCTGACAACAAACCACATAAATAAAATTTCCTCTGGAATAAGATCAAGATTAACGGAAGTTTGTTTTGATTGTCAAACTGTCGATGAAGAAAAATATCTCAAACAAGAAATATTCAAGAAGATCAAAAATGTGATTTGTCCAAGTGAAAATATACAAATTGATAAAAATGACCTTGCCACAATTATAAATAAAAACTTTCCAGATTTTAGAGCGACTCTTATTGATCTTGATAATTATAAATTGACAGGTAACATACAAAATGGCTCTCAAATAAACTTGAAATTAAAGATTTCTACTTATGATTTGGTTCTTAATAAAAATTTGACTTATGAAAATATCTATGATTTTGTTATGTCAAACTATGGACCCGAGGGAATATTTGATTTGATAAGAATATTTGGAAAAGATTTTATTGATTACTCAATTGAAAATAATTTACAGTTGGACAAGTTGTTTAAAGTAAACTCAATTGTCTGTGACTACACCTTTTTACTAGAAAAATCTTCAGACCCTATCGTTTTATCCATGGCTTTGATTGGTAAGTTAAGAGAGATCTTGATGACTTGATATAATTAATATATAAATCATGGCTTTTGATTTCAAGGATTTTTATGTATTATATAAAGGAAACCCTTATTACCAAGGGGATAGGATTGAGGAAGATAGTGTAATAAGAGTTATCATACAAAAATATTATAATTTATTATTCACTAATAAGGGGGATGTGCTTGGAGATCCTGACTTCGGTGCTAATCTTGAAGAATTGCTATACGAAACCGGATTGGATGATGTTTCTGTCAGACAGGTAATAATTGATCAGTTAGAAATTTACATACCCGAAATATTCGGAACTAGTTTTGATATAGGGGTTATATTTGTTGAGGATCCATTCAACTACCAGGAAATGATGTTTATAAATCTCACAATCAGTGACTTTGATATAATTACACAAGTGGGGAGAACGGGTTAAATCGGGCAATGATTTGCTGACCAAATATATTTCCAATTTCTTTTAATATTTATACCCATAGATTCCATAAGCACATAAATATCTTCAAGGCATTCATTATCAGCGCCACCCACTATGATTACATTCTTACCTTTCAACTTTTCAACAAGATCCCAAAGTTTTTTCGGACACTCAAACCATCTATGATTGTTCCCAACAAACACTAAATGAATTCCGTCTTTTATTTTGAAAAAGTCACCAACTTTTATATCACCTTTTTCTTCTTTACCTTTCAATAATTTATAGGTCTCTTTACCCATTTTATCTTTGAAAAAATCTACATCAACGTCATATCTATATCTTTTCTCAATCATATCTTTTTGATTTGGAAATTGATAAAGGTCATCGTGTATTGGAATTGTTGGATTTTGTTTATAGAGGTAATCATTTTCAACATTTTTACCATCCACATGATTATCCCAAATTTGATATACCTCTTTGAAAGTTTTACAATATTTTTTCAGTTCGTTCAAATACATTTCACTGAAAAACTTCTTATAGGATTTCTGTGTATCAACAATCACTAAAACCTCATCTCCAAATTTTTCATAGACTTTTAAATATTTCATAGAGTATATATTCATTGGGTCAAAAAAAAACACCGACGTATCGGTGTTTTTTATTTATTTCCTTAAAATCTTATTCAGGTAATTCTTCACCTCCTTCTTCCTCCTCTTCTTCACCTTGACCTTCCTCTTGGACTTCTTCAAATTCACCTTGTCCCTGTGCCTGCCCTTGTCCCTGACCTTCAGTTTCGGTTTGAACTTGTACCTGCCCTTGTCCCTCTGCCTGACCTTGGGTTTGTGATTGAACTTCTGTTTGAGACTGTCCTTGTGGTTGAGCTTCGGTTTGCACTTCAGTCTGTGACTGACCCTGAGTTTGTGCTTGTGGTTCAACTTGTCCTTGGGATTGTTCTTGTCCACCACCCACTAAAGCATTTGGAGAAAGTTTATCAGCATCTAATCCGGTTTGGGCTACGAACTTTACGATTTCTTCAGCGATATCCATATCACCGAAAAACTGTCTCAAGTTTTTACCAGTATTATCTTTAACTTTCTTTACGTAAGCATTGATTAATGATTGCGGGATGTCAATAGTTGTCTTTACTTTATAAATATCATTTACTTGGAAGACCGCTTCCTTAATGATTTCCTCTCTTTTTTTATCCTTTCTGAAGGATTCAAACTTTCTCAAATGATTCATTTTATCAAGAATATTTTTTATAATTAAAATTATATATTAGAATACAAAACCCAATTTTTTGTTTTTTCAATGAAGTGCTAAAATAATTGACAAAACTAGAGTTGTCACAAAAAATCCACCAGCTCCCCACCAACCTATAGCCTTCTCAAGTTTCAGATTATTAATTTGTTTGTTGTTATTCGAAATGATTGTATCTTTAGATTTAGATTGTTTCTCACAAAGATTTCTCAACCTTTCCTCTTCTTTTCTACCATCCAAACAAGTATTCAATAAATTCAAGTTATTCGTACTTGATGAGTCAGCTCTTTTCAAACTTACTCTATATGTACCCAATGTCCTTTCATAGTCATCAACTACAACAACCATTTTGTTCACAGTGCAATCACAGGATATAGCCATAGTCTCAAAAAAAGATTTCAATTGTAAATCATTTTTTATTCTTTTGAGTTGAGACATGGAGATTGTTATTCCAAGTGTATCATTACCATTTATGTAATATTTTGGCAATCTATCTTGTGAAAAGACCGAGGTATGAGTAATTAAAAATAAAAGGAGAATAATTTTTTTCATTTTATTAATATTTTTTGAAGAAATCAAAGGTTTCCTCGTTTGTAGGAATTCTTTGATTCTTTTTCATTTCTTCAATTTTCTTTCTATCAATTTTCCACCTTTTCTTATAAATGTTCAAAGTATCAACTGACATTTTCAATTTGTACTCTTGAATTTTGATTTTTTCCCTATCTTTTTTTATCATACTATCCAATCTTATACCAACTTTATAGATGCTGTCATATCTAACCTCAAGTCTTTTTTTGATGGACTCAATTGAATCTTTTTGTCTTTCAAGATTTTCAATGTTTTTTAGTAGTCTAGAATTATCAACCTCTAATTTTGTAGGGTCTCCGAAAAAATTCTTCCATATGAGATACAATAATGAAACAATTAGTATCGGAAATAAAATATATTTGAAAATATTTTCCATTTTCGGATTTTTTTATATACCTTTGTATATATAAAAAATATATAATCTCATAAAAAAATAAAAATAACGATGTCCACGATTATTAAAGAACAACTAAGTACACAATTAGAGGAACTTTTGACTCAACCACATATGATCATTCTACACAATGATGATTATAACTCTTTTGACTTTGTAATCAAATCACTGATTGAAATATGTGGACATGAGTACGAACAAGCCTCTCAATGTGCTCATATTGTACATTTTACTG